GCCCCGTTTCTTGAGCCAAAAAATAGAACAAAAAGATCCCGAGAAGAATATACCCTCCATGCAGGCGAACGCCACCAGGCGCTGTGCAAAAGGAGCGGAGCTCTTCATCCATTCCAGAGCCCATTCCGCCTTGCGTTTCACAGCGGGCACCGTCTCTATAGCTTGGAAAAGTCCGTCCTTCTCAGCCTTGTCCTCGACCAACTTGTCAATCATGAGGCTGTACGTCTCACCGTGTATCGACTCGTTGAACGACTGGTACGCATAGAACGCCCGGGCCTCGGCAATCTGCACCTCAGTCCCAAAATTCAAGTTTATATTCTCCATGACGATGCCGTCGCTCGCTGCAAAAAACGCGAGAACCATCTTGATGAAGTGTTTCTCGGAGGCGGTGAGGCGCGACCAATCCGCGGCATCCGTGCCGAGGTCAATTTCTTCTGCGGTCCAGAATGATCCGACCGCCTTCTTGTACAAGGCCCAGAGATCAGGGTACTTGATCGGGAAGACGGTGAAGCGATCGGTAGTGGGTGAGAGTATAGGATCCGCCATACTCTAATTAGGGTTTTATTCTTTAGAAGCTGGCGTACAATGTGCCGAGTGGCGTGAGGGGTGGGAGGGTCGTGGGAAAATGCACGTACGAGTTGAAGAGGGCCGATTGGTTCATGTGATCAGGGTTGGTCGGCCCCTCCTGAGAGTCGCCCTGTATGCCCGTGGGATTCGTGAACGGCACGAGCTTGAATCGCTCTTTCCACGAGTACTTTTCGACGAAGGGCATGGCCTCCATACCCTGGACCGTCTGCTGCATGAAGTTGGCCGTGCTGTTCGTGGAGGCGTCGAGGGGCGTGCCGCTAAACGCGTCCCATGAGATGCCGGAGACGGACGAGTGCACGGTGCCGGGTGGATTGCCACCACAGCACGTCGCGGGCCAATCGGCACACGAGTACTCGGTGACCCAGATGGGCAGACGGTACTTGGCATTCACTTCAGTCAGATAATTCAGGAATGAATCGGCATTTGGAGGACCGTACCAGTGCACGCAGATGAAGTCGGGGTTGCGGGGCCTGGGGGTGAGCAAATTAATTTGAATCAAAAAATTGTCGAGCCAGATGGATGGGTCGAGTGTAACGAGATTAGGAACGCTGGGGTTGTTGCTGATGTTCACCATAACGGGCGTCGTGCCGGTGGATGGCGCGGGTATGTTCGTTGCGCTCGATCCCGGATGCACGAGGCTTCCGAACATCACGGGGCTGCCGAGGCGTCGGCCCGTCGCCGCCAAATCAGGCCACTTGGCGACGGCATCGCCAACCCTCATGTTTGCTTGGGCACCGGCGTTCGTACCGTCGGGTTCGTTGTAAGTGAGGAGATTCAGGGGGTCCCACCCTGGCGGGACGTTGTTCACACCAAAGGAGGCGATGGCACCCGAGGGGGCGTTTGCTATGCTCCAGTACATTGGCGTGAAGAGCAGGCCAGGTGGGGGGATCGCAGGAGGTTTGGACCCCCACGTGTAGTACCAGTCGGAGTTCAGGGCTGCAATCTTCGCCGCGCAAGTCGGATCACTCGTGCCAGCGACGAACCCCTTCTTGGTCGCGCGCTTCGAGTCAACCACGAGTGGGGCGCTTGGCAGGGACGCGGGCACGGCCGCCTCTTGCTCTGTCGGCGCATCCGTCACGGACCGGCTCGTGGACGGTGGCGTCGGGTACAGAGGGATATTGCTTGCACGGGCTGGAGCCGGAGTGACCTGCACATTTTGAACTGGCAGGCCGGTCTGCGCATCTGTGAACTGGATCAGATAGTTGGCCGGACCCCCTGGCGTGGGCTTGAAAAAGACGGTGGCGAGTGGATCCCCATCTTGGGTGAGCTGCACGCCCTGTGGCTGCCGTGGCAAAGTGGCCGCGGGTGTGGAACCCACAAGAGGGCTCGCTCCTAGAGCCCCCGGTGTCGTGGAGTAACTCGCTCCTGAGGCGGTGCCGGGTGGCGCAGGGTACGCCCGACGCGCCATCTCGGCCTCCTGCGCCTCTTGTTCAGCCAAGTCCAAACCCAAAAAACTTTTTTTAATAAATTTTCTTTCAAAGTTGGACTGGGCTCGGCCTACATGGATCGCCAGTAGGATCACGAACACGATCAACGCTGCGAGCAATTCGCAGTCCATACTGGTTGTCAATAAATAATTCTCGTCATACCCGCGATGATTTTTATAAACTACTAATGTAGGGATGGTCGCCACCATAAGCGGTTTCTACACCATCAAAGATTCCAATACAGCTACATTCTATGTGACGTCATCTCTGTCACCAGAGCTCAAGACTGGCGTGACTCTCCTCAATCTTCCTGGCATAATAGGCAACACTATAGTCAAAGAGGTGGTTCCGTACCAGGGGACGTACGCAGGTTACGGTGCATTCAACGGAAGTTTTGATTTCCAGGCGGACAAGGCCCAAACTATTCAGGGGATCGTGCCTGTCGCCGCCACGACCATCGCGACGCAGACGTTCACGAATCCCCCACCTCAGTTTTCCGTCTCGGGAACATATTTTGTTTCAAATTCTAAAGTTTATTTTTATTCTAAAATTCCATTCCCACCGAACATCGCCAAGAAGTGGCTCCTCTCGGGACTGTCTGGGATCGGCCCCGCCCTTGAAGTTCTACAGTTTCAGACGACTCCTGGCAAGATCTCGCCCAAGGGGCTCGGGGATCCCACTCCCTACCTGCAGTATGCGGGCATTCTCGTGCTCGGACCCGTCCCCCGTACGGCGTTCCTCCCGCCAACGCCACCCACTGGCGTGGCTTCCGGCAATCGAGTGATTCTCACAGCACCCGATAAGCCTTCGGGATTTGTACCACAGCCCTTGAATCTCGCCCCTCCTCAGCTCCTCACGATCCTCCCTCTCGATGATGATAAATTCCAGAGATTTCCCGTGGACATCCGCCCACTCGGCATCGCCGTCGGGGGGCACACAGTGGTCGAGGACAGAAATTTTGTAGAAAAAAGTCGTCTAGGGTTCAGTGCCGGTGGCGTCTTGGCGCTCGACGCCATAGGCCCCCACGAGCAATACATAGCCACGACCAAGGAGTTCAAGGGGGGTGAGTGGGACCCGTCCTATCAGCAGCACTCACTGTCGGTCGTGTACCAGGAGCGCATCCCCGTGCCTGGCACGACTTTCATCAGACGTACGGAACCCGGAGTGGCTGTTGTTGAGCTTAGACCGACCGAGCTCGGGGACCTCTTATCCAACATGCACCTGCAGGTGACATTGCCCGCTCTGAGTGTGGGCAACGCCTACACGAACCAGATTGGCCGGGCCCTCATAGAAAAGGTCGAGTTCATCGTCAATGATACTGTTGTGGAGACGATCTATGACGACTGGCTCGTGATTCGCGATCAGACGTTCCTCGACTACGACGAGCAGGTTGGCATGTTCAACCTCTTGAACGGCGGTCAGGCGAATCAGAACCTGAGTCCAAACGCTCCGCTCAACCTGTTGATTCCTCTTGAATTCTTCTTTTGCAGACGCCACAGTCACGAGAACAAGGGTCGCGAGAGGCTTCGGCGACCATACTTCCCCGCCTGCGCCATGCGGGCCCAGAAGATTTACATCCGCTTCACGTTCCGCCCGCAAGCCTGGTTCACAAACTTCCCGAATCCCATCGATATAATCAATCCCTATATTGTGCTCGAGTCTATCAGACTGACTGATGCCGAAAGGCTCTACTACCGCAACCAGCCACTGCGCTATATAGTCCCGACGGTCAAGAAGGAGTCGACGGCCGAGTATAATCAGGGCGCCGTGACGGCCACCCTCACTGCCAACTTTCCGGTCCAGCTCTTGGCGTGGTTCATTCGAAACAAAAATTATGAAAGTATTCAAAATACAAATTTCTATAACGCCCGGTACTTGTACGGCTACGCCTCACAGTACATCACGGCGGCGGTCCCCCTGACTTTCCCGACCGGCAACGCACAGTATATCGATTCAATTGATACGGTAAAGATTACCATGAACAACGTCGACATTCTCGACACCTTTGCGAACGGCACGTACTGCTCGTTCAAGCAGCCCATGGAGCACGGCCTGTCCGTACCCCAAAAGAACATCTATCTGTATTCATTCGGTCTGAATGTGACTGAATACAACCAGGGTGGTTACATTGATTTTTCAAAGTTAAATTCTCAAACATCAAATTTGACACTCAAGTTCTTGCCCGAGCTCGCGGCGACCATCACGCAATACTCATTGTATCTATTTTACTATGGGTACTCGATTCTGGAGTTCCAGGGCGGCTTTGCCCGCATGTCTTATCTTTGAAGGGGCCTGCGTTCTGCATATAGTCGATGATTCCGTTCGTCAGGCACCACTTGATGAAGTTGAGCTGAGCCACGGTCGTCGTCAGCCCCTGAAACTGGATGCGCTCGGTCCGACAAAAGGGATCGAAGAGCTTCTTTGAATAACCATCCAAACTGGATTTATAGGCCACGTGGACCGTAAAGGCGCGTCCCATTGGTGACGTGTACGTCACGTGCCGATTCTTGGCGTAATTGGTGATGAACCACTCCAAATTACGCAAAGAAATACCCTGACTCTTGGTCGTGAGAATATCGTGCAGCCGCGCAGAGTGCGCGGGGTCGTCGTAGAACCTCGTGAGCGACTCGAGGAGCAGATCAGCCTTGCTCATTACTTTAGAGAAACGTCAAATGTTTAACTGTCTTGACCTTTTCACACGCTGGACAACCCGCCAAGAACATCGGTGGCAAACTGTGTGTGTGCAGGACCGTCGGCGCTTCGGGCTCGACCGGCCGCATCGCGATGACCGGCTTCTGGTCCTGATGCATCTTGCAGTAGCCGTCGATTCGCGCGTGACGTGTGCACCGCGTCCCCTTGCCGACGAGGCCCAAGCATTGGTCCGACTTGACCTCAAGGCACGCAACGTCCTTCATGAGCTTTTCGAACGGCAGCCGGTAGGTGCGTGACACGTGCTGAACCACGTTGCTCAGACGCTCGCTGACTCGGCGG